TAGAAAGATTTTAGAATGGGCATGGTATTCCGAGCCAACTACGTTTCGTGTTTTCTTACACTTAATGTTAAAGGCTAACCATAAAGACAGGCGCTTTAAAGGTATCGAATTAATAAAGGGTAGCGTTGTAACTTCTAGGGACATTTTGTCTATAGAAACGGGTCTAAGTGTACGTCAAATAAGAACCGCTTTGGACAAGCTAAAATCGACCAACGAAGTGACCATCAAAACAAACTCAAAAGGAACTATTATTCAACTAGTTAACTACGACAAATACCAACTAGAGACCAGCGAAGCGACCAACGAGCGACCAACGAGCGACCAACGAGCGACCACTAACAAGAATGAAAAGAAAGAAAAGAATAATACTTATAGCTTTTTAGCTTCGCTTTTGGATAATGGGTTCGACGAAAAGTTAGCCCGTGAATGGGTCGAAGTTCGTAAACAACTAAAGGCCGTAAATACTGAAACCGCTTTTAACTCGTTCATGAGCCAAGTACAAAAACACGGGGGCGACAAAAACAGAATTTTAAGAACTTGCGTAGAGCGTTCATGGAAAGGTTTTAACGCTAATTGGCTAGAACAAGAAAATGACCGATTACTAACCGCACTAAAAAACAATTAAGATGCTACTCAAACAAGGCGACGCGCTTCAATACTTACTCGACGTAAGGGACGGCAAAATAAAACAAGGGTTAGGCTTAGATTGTGGACTAGATGACCATCTTAAATTCAAACCTAAACAACTAAACATAATTCTAGGGCATGACAACGTCGGTAAGACGTATTGGATCAATTGGTATTTTCTTACCCTAGCTTTAAAACATGACCTAACCTTTTGCATTTGGTCGGGTGAGAACCAAAAGGGGCAAATACTTCGCGACATGGTGCAAATGTACCGCGGTAAACACTTTAACAAGTTAAGCCACACGCAAATTGCTGGCGACGTTGCGTATTTAGAACAATACTTTACCTTTATCGACAACAAGAACTTGTACAAACCGCAAGAAATATTGGCGCTATTTGAGAAAAGTGGGTGCAAAGTAGGACTTATAGACCCATTCACGGGGCTAGACCGCGAAATGTCGTTTAGTGGGAATTACGAATTCATGAATACCGCCCGCCAATTTGTCAACAGCACGGGCATGACCATCTACATAAACACGCACCCGAACACAGAAAGCGGCCGAAGTGGAAACTTGTATACTGAGGGAGAACTTAAAGGGCATTTGAAAGCCCCCTTAAAGGACGGAATCGAAGGTGGCAAAGCATTTTTGAACCGCTGCGATGATATGCTAGTAATTCACCGACTAATTAAACACCCAGAATATAAGTTTAAAACATGGGTAAATGTGGAGAAAGTTAAGGACATGGAAACGGGCGGCAAACATACCGAAATCGATTACCCTGTAGTTTGCGACTTTAATAGCGGCTTAGGGTTTACAATTAACGGCATCGACCCACTACAAAAACACCGACCTAAAGACATACAAAAAACAATAACAGACGGCATAATATCGACAAGCCAAAAATTACGCAACTTAAACACTTTTTAAAATGGATCTAGACTTAAAAATACTATGGGCAAAAAATACAATTTGGGTAGTCCGCGAACGAATTAAAAACGTAAGGGAAAAACTCGAAAAGGACAAACCCGACGCAAAGGACTACATTAACGGCGGTAAGGAAAGCGAAGAACAATTACTAAAAACCGAGCTTGTCCTAATCGAAATGCAAAACGAAATAATAAGTTTGAACCGCGAACTAAACCAACTAGCAAAACGTAACGCACAATTAAGGGTGGCTTACGACGAACTAAAAAACGAACTTAAATTTAAAAACATTGAACTATGACAACAGAACAAAAACTAGTAGCGCTATGCGCATTTTTACCCGTGCTAGGGGACTTTATTGAAGACTTAAACAACAATTCGGTATTTCGACAAGGCTTAAAAAACAAAGCCAATTTATTGCTTAAAGAAATCGAGGCCGTAGATAGGTCTGTTTTAAGAATTGACGGCGAAGCCAAGCATAAAATATACGAGCAACAGATAAACTTGCAAATTGCATTCCGTCAATGGATTGAAAAAGAAATAATAGTTTAAGGCCATGAAAAAATTAAGAGTACTTGTAGCTTGCGAAGAAAGCCAGGCTGTAACTAAAGCATTTAGAAAACTAGGACACGAAGCGTTTAGCTGTGACTTATTGCCGTGTAGCGGTGGCCACCCCGAATGGCATTACCAACAAGACGTCTTTGAGGTAATAGATAAAGGTTGGGATTTAATGATTGCGCACCCGCCATGTACTTACCTAGCAGTAAGCGGCGCGGGTTGGATGTACAATAAAGACGGAACTAGAAACGAAGAACGTTATAAAAACCAAATGGACGGCCTAGAGTTTGTCCACCGGTTAATGGATTGTAAAATTCAACGCATTGCTATTGAGAATCCGATAAGCGTAATTTCTAGCTACATTCGTGAACCCGACCAAATTGTACACCCTTGGCAGTTTGGCGACGAAGCTAGTAAGTCCACTTGTTTATGGCTTAAAAATCTACCTCATTTAAAACCTACTAAAATAGTTGGTAAAGGTGAAATGAAAGAATGGGTCGACAAAAAAACGGGTAAAAAGAAACGCCAGGCGCTTTGGTATTATGAAGCGTTGCAAAAAGCTAAAACACCCGCAGAAAGACGAACGCTAAGAAGTAAAACCTTTCAGGGAATAGCCGACGCAATGGCTAGTCAATGGAGCAGATTAGAAGGAATAGGAATACAAAAAAACATATTCGATGCGCTGTAAGAATTGTAAAGACAAGTTCGAGCCTATTCGCTTTAACCACAAATATTGCCTAAAAGACGAATGTATAAAAGCCTTTGTAGAAGAAGCCAAAGCGGCTCAATGGAAAAAGACTAAGGTAAAGCTAAAGAACGACCTTAAAACGACGACAGACTGGCTTAAAGAAGCGCAAAAGGTGTTTAATACATTTATTCGTCTTCGCGATCGCGGCAAACCTTGCGTAAGTTGCGGCGGTTCTTTAGGCGAAAAGTACGACGCGGGGCATTATTTCAGCATGGGCGGACACAAAGCCGTTACGTTTAACGAAGACAATGTACACGCTCAATGTGTTACTTGCAACCGATACAAACACGGAAACCTTTTAGAATATCAAATAGGCATTGAAAAGCGCATAGGTCCAGAACGTTTACTAGAGTTACACGAAAAAGCCCACGACGTGCGCAAGTACACCGCCGACGAATTAAAAGAAATTATAAAAAAATATAAAAAAAAGATTGCAGAATTAAAATAACCCCTATATTTGCATATAATAACTAAACAAAACAGAACATGAAAAATTTATTTAAAGCGCTTGCGGCTTTTCAACAAGAAGTACCTGTAATTCACAAAGGCACGCAAGGGTTCGGCTATTCTTACGCCGACTTACCCGCAATTTTCGACAAGATTAACCCGCTACTAAAGAAACACGGGCTAGGCTTTACCCAAATGCTAGACACTAAAGAAGGCATCGACTACATTGTTACAATGATTTTCCACGTAGAAAGCGGCGAGAACCTAGAAAGTAAAGTAGCAATACCACACGTAACGCTTAAAGGCATGAACGATTTCCAGGCGTTTGGTTCGGGTGTGACCTATTACCGACGTTATGCCATCTCGGCGGCCCTCGCGTTAGTGACGGATAAAGATACCGACGCAAGCGGCGAACAAGTAAAGAAATTACCCGCTATTGACGCAAAACGTTTTCAAGACGCGTGCAAAGCAATTGTAGACGGCAAAGTAACCAAAGAAAAGATTACTAGCAGCTTTACTTTAACTGAGTCACAAACCGAAATGCTTAACGCTATATGAATACTTTTAAAGTTCGATGTTCTTCGATTGGTAAAATCATGACATCCCCGCGATCAAAAAGCGAACTACTCAGCCAAACGGCTAAGACATACGTCGAAGAACAAGTTTTACTAGCAAAATACGGAATACGTAAAACCTTTAGTTCACGCTACACGGACAAAGGCAACCTAGTCGAAGACGAAAGCATAAGAATTGCAAGCGAAGCCCTAGAACTAGGGTTCTTAATCAAAAACGACGAACACTTTAGCAATGAATGGCTAACAGGAACGCCCGACGTAAACACGGACACCATTCTACTAGACGTTAAGTCTTCTTGGGACGCGACGACATTCCCTTTCTTTGCGACTGAAATACCGAATAAGGACTATTTTTTTCAGCTTCAAGGCTACATGTGGCTTACAGGTAAACAAAAAAGCTTACTCGTTTACTGCCTAGTAAACACACCCGAAGACATGGTGCAAGACGAAATACGCCGCGCGCACTGGAACGCTAAGCTTTTAGAAGAAGACCAGGAACTAATCGAACAAGTGACAAAGCGCCACAACTTCGATCATATACCCGACAACCGCCGTGTAAAGTTCTTTGAGGTCAAACGTGACGACGAAGTAATAGAACAAATTAAAGAACGTGTCGAACTTTGCCGCGAGTATTACGAAACCCTTTACAATTTCTTATGAGTCTAACGCCATTGCCACCACACCCAAACAGGGTAAAGTCTGATAAGGAACGACTTAAAGACGAAATAATTAAACTAATTAACGAACAAGAACACGAAATAAGCCGAGCCGAAATAAACTTAACCTTAAAAAACGGCTTTATAAAATACCAACGTGTCTACTTAAATAAACTAAAATGAACCAGCAAATAGAAGACAAAATAGTTTTACGCGTTTTGGCGCGTTTTAACGAACGTTCGCAAGTTGGGATAAAGAAGTACAACACCACGCTAGAAAGAAGCGACCTAAGTACCTTAGAATGGCTCACACACGCACAAGAAGAAGCTATGGACTTTGTTTTGTACCTAGAGCGTTTGAAAGACGAATACAAAAGCCAGAATTTAAGTAGAACAATGCCAAAAGAATAAAGGATAAGGGGTAAAAATTGCCACATAAGTAAACACGAAATGTAAACTAAACAACAAGAACAATGAAAGAAGAAATAGATTTAGATATTGCTGTAATGGTATTAGAAGAATTTCAAGAATGGAGAATAGGTGATGCAGATGAATTTACCCAAACTCCTAAAATGTTAACAAAATCTATTGACACTATACTCAATTATTTTAAACAACCAGAACAATGAATATATCAGAAATAATAATATTATCTCTGCCAATAGGAGGGCTAATTGGTTTAATTATTTACTATTTTTTTATTAATAAAAACCTTTAAACAACAAGAACAATGAAGACAGCAGTAGAATGGTTGGTGCATCAGTTAGGCTTACTTTGTACAACTGACCACGAAGATGAAATTCATGAGGCCTTGGAGATGGAGAAGGAGCAGATGAAAGACTATGATTTTTACAGGAGTTATTGGGAAGTAAGAAATAAAAAAAAATGTAAATAAAACAGAATGAAAACAACTAACCTTGAGGCCTACAAAGACCTATTAACAGAAATGAACGAAAAGGCGACGTTTCGCTTTGACGAATTAAGCCAGACGCGTTTTGACGTGTTTAACGTGTTAAAGACGAACGGCTACATTAAGAAAGTAGACCGCGCCGTTTACACTTGGGCAGCTAAAAAACCAACCCGCGCAACCGCTAAACGTGTGGCAATTCTTACGACTGAATACAGAAAGTCCTGGGCATCTAGTCAAAAGGACAAAAAAGACGTAAAGGACAATCAATTTACAATTAAATTTGATGCTGATAAAATTAAAAAGGACGCTGAAAAGTTTAAAAGACCAATTGACAAACGACAAAACCGCGAACAATTGGCGGCAATTAGCACAATGATTATTGTAACGGCACTTTGTATTGCTATGGTCATTGCATTTATTAGTAACTTTTAAAACCAAATACAATGAAAAAACGAGTAGAACAAGTAAGAATAGAACAAGTAGATAACGGATATTTTGTTTACGTTGGTAGTAAGTGCGACGGAAGCTTAGAGCAATATGCTTTTGAGTCTATGTATGGTGTATTGAACTTTTTGGATAAGCATTTTACACTAAGAAACGAAGGGGAAATAACAAGCGACGTAATTGGCGCGGTAAACATAACACATAAATAATAACAACATGGAAAACAAATTAAACACGGGTGCAATCTTTAAGAACGACAACAAAAAAGCGGAGAACCACCCAGATTACCGAGGCAAAGTAAACGTGAACGGCAAAGAAATGGAAATGGCCCTTTGGGTTAAACAAGGTAAAAACGGCAGTTACTTTTCGGCTTCATTTAGTGAGCCATACGTAAAGACGGAAACGCCTACAAGTTCACCCGTAGTACCAAACGACGATTTACCATTTTGATTATGTTTATTCAAGACGAAGCGCTGAGGCGTGGGCTTAGGGAACTATTAAAAACACGATCGAGAAATCAAATAGTAATTGAGATAAAAGAACGAACGGGTAAGTTTCACCATTTCCAAATAAACAACTTCTTAAATGGCAAAGATGTAAACCTTTCGACCCTAATTAAGCTTGACGAGTACCTGTATAAACACCTACATTAAGACTAGCCCCCGTAAAAAGGGGCTTTTTTATTTAAAAAATGTTTTGTTTAGAAATTAATCTTATATTTGACTAGAAATTAACCAAATGAATATACTACTTTACATTGCTCTAGCATGGTTTTTAACGAACTTTGAGCCATTACAAGACCTACTAGACCGCATCTTTACCGAAGTGCCTTTAAATCGCATTACAATCTACTTTCATTCGGCTTTTGGTTGTCCAAAGTGTATGGGGTTTTGGGCTACGTGGTTTGTTAGTGGTGAATTTCTTACCGCGTGCCTAGTTTCTTTGTGTTCTTATGTTCTTGACTTATGCTTAGCGAAGCTCAATTACTAGAAATACACGGAATAATAGCCAATTTAATACCCGAACGGCTAAGTAAAATGCACTTGCGTAAGTTGCAAGCAATACGAAACAAGGTAACAGGTGAAAAAGACAATAGATGTTTATGCGCCGCCCCCGACCGACTAAAATTTTACCATGAGTTCTTGCAATGGTTTGAAAATTACGCTTGACAAGTACGTAAGTAAAAACTACGACGAGGTAAGGGCTTATGCTAATTACTTTTTGACTCGTTATGTCAACAGCAAAAAGCTGGCGTGTTCGATGCTGAACGCGGACACTTGCATAAACAACGCCTACTTACACGTCTTGACCATTGACACCGAAAAGACGGACGAAAACAGCGTAAAAAGCTACCTACTTAACACAATTAAATATCAAATAATTTGGAATACTAGCCTAAGCCACAAACAAGACGACATTAAGAGCCAATTACCCGACCTACTAGACGAACCAGATAACGACGAAGTGCTAGACAAGATACAAATTGAAAACGTTTACAACTTTCGTAAATGGTGCATTCAAAAATACCGAAGTGAAATAACCGATCCTGTGGAAAAACGAATAGCCCAAGTCTATTTCGATGATAAGAAACAAACAGCCGAGGCAATGGCCGACTTTTTCAAGGTAAGTCGCACGTCTGCCCACTACATGATACGAGACTTAAAACTAAAAATCCGAAAAATTCAATATTGTTATGAGCGCATTTAAAATACTTTACGCGGTTACTTTCTTAGCTTTCTTTTCCGTGGCCATAGCGTTAACCTATGAGGGCGAAACAGCCTATTTGAGAATAGCGGGTATAGGCTTAGCCGCTTATTTACTTGGGCGCTTTGACGAAGAACTAACCAAATACAACGAAAATGAAAATTAAAGACGAATACAAAGGAAAAACAATTGTGACTTACGACTCAGTCTTAGGGCAACGTAAGATAGAAGTTGACAAAATCGACACAACCCGCTTTGCTTATTACGCGTCTATAGGGCTAAGTCATATATTTGAAAAGCCCACAATTGCTTACACGGGAATAGACCACGAAACGGCGCAAGCTGACGCAGTCCAGGACGGGGAGGCACGAACGGAACAACCAACGGAAACACGCAAGAAACCAGCTACAAAAACACGTAAACGCAAAGTAAATGTCACAACCAATTAAAGGGGAAAAGAAAGACGACTTTCTAAAGCGCTGTATGGTCGAACAAGAACGCGTCGATTCATTCCCTCAAGAAGACCAACGTTACGCCGTATGCCAAAGGGTATGGGAAACACACGCCCGCGAAGCCATGACCGCTTACGTGAAAAGCCTAAAGAAATGAAATACGCAGTTCTTGACATGGGTAAAAACATGGCCGCATATTGTAGCGCCTTACAGAATGAACTTGAAAAAGACGGGGTGCATTTCGTTTTGTACCTCACAGACACAGACAACCTCATGTGCATTGAATTTGTAAGCGAAGATGAATTTTTAGACCACTTTAAAAACACGAAAAATGGGAAAACATAAGTACATAGAAACCCCCGAAAAGCTATTAGAAATGTTCTTAGCCTACAAGGACAAAGTACACTCAAACCCAAGGGTAATAGACAAAGCCCTACAAAGCGGAAAAGTAGTACAAGAAAAGCTGCGCGTTCCATTAACCTACGAAGGCTTCGAAGTATTCGGGTACGAACAAGGCGTAACACTCGACCATTACTTTAGAAATACCAATGGGGCGTACGAAGATTATTGCGGGGTCTGCCAACGTATAAAGCGCGAAATACGACAAGACCAAATTGAAGGGGGCATGGTCGGACAATACAACCCGTCAATAACTCAAAGGCTAAACAACTTGACCGAAAAGACGGACGTAACAAGCAACGGCGAAAACATAAACGAAATTAAGATAAGCATTATTAGACCCGACACTAAGGAAATTGAATAATGGACTTACAAAGTACAATTGTATTTGAAAAGAACTACGACGCGCTTTACAATAACGAGGCGCGTTTTATCATTAACGAGGGGGGCAGCCGATCGAGTAAGACTTACAGCTTATGCCAATTGATTCTAGTCTATTGCCTACAAAACAAAGGCGTCGTCGTTTCTATTATTCGCAAGACCTTAAACGCCTTAAAGTCTACGGCAATGCGCGACTTCTTCGAGGTTCTTAAAGAAAGCGGCATATACGACAAAGAACACCACAACATGTCGGCAAATACCTACACATTCCCAAATGGGTCTATGGTCGAATTCTTTTCGGTCGATGATGAGCAAAAAATACGCGGTAGAAAAAGGTCTCTAGCGTGGTGTAATGAGGCTAACGAATTGTTCCATGAAGACTTCTTACAACTCAATATGCGTACTGAGTTTAAAATGATTTTTGATTACAACCCGTCCGAGTCTAATAGCTGGCTTTACGAACTACCTAAACACGAAAGCGTCTTAATCAAAAGCACGTACCGCGACAACCCGTTTTTACCCGACAGCATCAAGCGCCAAATTGAAGACCTCAAACGAACCGACGAAGCCCTTTACCAAATTTACGCGCTAGGGGAAAAGGCCATAAGCAAAAGCAACATTTACTCAAATTGGACTTTCTTACTTCACAGGCCTTCACGCTTTACGCAGTTTGTATACGGATGCGATTTTGGGTACAACCACCCGACGGCGTTAGTGCGCGTCTATTGGCACGAAAAGGATATTTTCATTGAACCCGTAATATACGAAAGTTACTTAACCACCTCAAACCTAATCGACCGCCTAGACGAACTTAACATAGAAAAGGACACGGAAATAATAGCCGATTATGCGCGACCCGAAATAATAGCCGAAATGAACAACGTGGGTTACAACGTCTTAAACGCGAACAAGTCCGTTAAGAAGGGCATCGACAATATTAAGACCTTCGGGGTCATGTGTCTTGAAAACGAACACCTAAAGAAAGAATACCAAAACTACAAATGGAAAAAAGTAGGCGACCAAATACTAGACGAACCCGTGAAGCTTTACGACGACGCTATGGACGCGACACGTTACGCGACGACATACATAAAAGAACAATACTTTACAGACGACGCTTACTTCGCTTTCTAATTAAACACGAACAAAATTTAATATTGTTATATGGCACAAACAATTTACGCACAACCCCAAGACTTTACCCCAGCTTACAACCCTATCAAGTTTATCATGGACTCGACGAACAAAGGTAACGACGGGTTCAAGTTCATTTTCGACGTATACAACGGGCTAACCCGAATAGGACGTTTCAAAGTCTTACCAACCTTTAGCACGGGTTACGGCGAACTAGACCTATCTAAGTTTCTAAGTTCATACGTTAGTTGGAATTTCCAACCCACCATAACAACGGACTACGACGCGGGAAATAGTTACTTCGACTACCAAGTAAAAGTCGGCGAAGAATACCTAGCGCAGTTCAATTACATCTCAGCACTTACCAACTCGGCGGGCATTGTTCGCGAAAACGTTACAAACACGTTTGCAATAGGCGACCAAATAAACATAACGCAAGACGACGGGGGCGCGGCTAACCCACTACTAGAAGGGTTGCATTCGGTTACCAACGCCGACCCCGCATGGTTCGAAGTAAGCGTGCCGTGGACTAGCGTAACAGATGCCAACGTTAACGGGTCTGTCGTTTATGCTGATAACCGCAAAGTAGTAACGTACGACATTACTACCTTTACAACTAAAAACATATTTAACGGGGCGCGACGCTTTATTGAGTTTCCTACCTACGACGAAAACACGTACAACCCGAACGGCGTTACTAAGCTATGGCTTACAAACCAACCTCAAACGGAATTTAACGCGACTTTAGGCCAAGACTTATGGTTAAACTTACGCGGGCGTGTAGGTAAAAAGATAGTCTTTCAAAATGACAACGGCGACACGTTTTACAAGCTGCTTGCAAGTAACTCTACTATTCAAGGCGTAGCGGTTGGCCCTAACAATTACGGGGTGTTGGTAGGTACGGGCGACCTCATTACGCCAACGACTCAGTATTACGACTTTTGGTATGAAGACACCGCGCAGTTTTCCGTTAAGTACCGCGTTACTTTAGACCGACGCGTACAAATAAACGAATACCATTTGTGTTTCTTGGATCGCATGGGGTCATGGTCAAGCTTTGCGTTTCAACTTAAAAGCTACGAACGTGGAGAAGTAAGCCGCGACGAGTACAACAAAGACGTGCAAGGCTTCATAAGCGGTGGCGAATGGACTTACAACTACGAAGAATTCGGTTTCAGCACGTTTAACATAAACGTCGTAAAGACGCTAGAACTTAATAGCAATTGGATGACCGAAAACATGGCTACTTATTTCGAAGAATTAGTAACCTCACCGCAAGTATTCTTTAAGCTTGTCACCTACCTAACCACAGAAGAAGGTATACCCGTAATTGACGAGAACGGCTGCCCTGTTCGCGTTCCCGAGTCGACTAACTACTTACCCGTAATTGTCACCAATAATAGTTACGAGATGTTCAAACAGCGTAACAAGAACTTAATTAAACAAACCCTAGTAGTCAAACTAGCAAATAACGACTCAGTCAATGGTTAAGATTATTTTAAGCACGGGCGCGCTAGACGTTCGACAAGATGTTAGCTTCCCGCTTACGTTTTCAGTCGGTGAAATCCGCGACATAACAAAACGCTCGGGTACATTCTCAAAGACTATTGTGTTAGCGGGAACGGATAACAACAACCAGCTACTAAACCATTACTACGACGTCAACATCGACGCGGGAACGTTTGACATTACGCAGTTGACCTATTGCCAAGTTCTACAAAACGACGTGGTCATCCTTGAAAACGCTGTCTTACAATTGATAGCCGTAAACAAGCAACAATTAACGGACGCACACGAACCAGTTGTGAACTACGAGGGCTTAATAAAAGG